GTGGCTGGTGGCTGGTGGCTGGTGGCTGGTGGCTGGTGGCTGGTGGCTGGTGGCTGGTGGCTGGTGGCTGGTGGCTGGTGGCTGGTGGCTGGTGGCTGGTGGCTGGTGGCTGGTGGCTGGTGGCTGGCGATGTGGATTACCTCGGCTAACCAGCCTGGCGGGAGCTCGGGCGTCTCGCTGGCGCGGACCCAGAGTCTAAAGGTTCGTTGATAGTCGCTATTTCGGCACCAACAGGAGGGGAGACATTGGACGGTTTGCTTGATGATTTTTGCGAAGATTTGAGGGGCGCGGCGTTTCCCTGGGTAATTGGGTTATCCATTACAGGCCGTCCAAATAATTGTAATAAGGCCCGCTCTACTACTTGAGCACGGCTGAGGCGCGAAGATTTTGCGTAATTGTCAACCAAATCGAAAAGCTCTTGATCTAAACGAACATCGATTTTTTTAGTTTTTAGCATTTTCACCCCGACAGTGTCGGACACAAAAGGGCGGGTTGCAAATAAGTATTATTCCCTACTTGACATACCCGACATTGTCGGACAAGGTCGGCAAAGATGAAAACATCAAATAAAGAAATAAAACTCTCTGCGCGACTCCCTGAGACGCTCGGTGGGCTGCTGGCCGACGAAGCCAAGCGGCGTTTGTGCAGCAATTCTGATGTGGTGCGTTTAGCGTTGCTGCGTTTTTTGCGCCCTGACGGTCAGACAAAGTCTGATGTTGTCGGGAATCATGGAGGTCAACTATGAGCCGTCGCTTTTATTGCCGGGCTGTGGATCCGTTTCGGGGTCCGTTTGGCGACTACGTGGACGCCTCGAGCCGGGAGGCTGCGCAGGCGCGTTTTTTTGAAATTTTCGGATTGCGGCCGTTTTCCGTGGAGGTGGACAAATGATCACCCCTGATGCCATCCACTACATTACTTGGACCTGGGAGGCGTTTTGCGCTCTCGGACCGGCTGCGGCGCTGGCGTTGATCGCCTGGAGGATCGGAACATGATTGAGCAACATTATTCACCGGCGCAGCTCGTCAAGCTCCTCAGCCTTTCGAGATCGGCAGTTCAGTCGCGCCTTTATGACGGGACTTTCCCGCATGTCCGCCTCGGGGATCGCATCCTCATCCCTGAATCCAGCATCAAGCGAGTCCTCGAGGAGGGCCGCATTGGGGGCTCGGTTTATCTCCGCCCTGGTCGCAAACCGTGGGTTGCGTCGATCACATAGCCGCCGCCGTTTTTTGTTTTTATGGAATCCCCTTTGATGAAAGCCGACGCCTTGGAGTCTGCCGCGCCTTTTCTTTTTGCGGAGGCGGAAATCGGGGCTGAGAAGCTCGAGGCTACTGGAGAGTTTAGCGGGGAGCGGTTGCTTGCCCGCCGGCCGGAGGTTTACCGGGCGATCTGCCGCATGAGCGCCGAGGGGCTGAGCATGTCGGCCATGGCTCGAGCCTTGGGAGTCAGCCGCAACACGGTGGCGGCGGTCCAAGAGCGAGAAGGAATTTCTATAGAGCAGCATAAAAAGGAGTTGCTGCGGAATGTGCGGACTGCGGCGCGGCTTTCGGTGGAGCGGGTCGTTGAGTTGGTGCCGACTATTAACAACGCCAAGGATGCGGCCATTGTGGCCGCTGTGATGGTGGACAAGCTGCAGTTGTTATCGGGTGAGGCGACAAGCCGGGTGGAGAAGGTTGAGGTTTCCCAGGACAAACTAAGCGAGATGCTGGCCAGCCTGCCGCTCCTCGAGGCCGAAGTTGTCCCGGTAACCGGTCCAAGCGGGAGCGGGTCCACACAAAAGGGGCTGCTTGGCGTGGGTGCCGGGAGCGTGTCGGGATGCCTGGCCGGGCTGGTCTCTGATACCGAATCAGAAGGGTTATACTACGCAGACGGCAGGCGGGACACCACTTTAGACACCACTTGCGCCGTCGAGCCGGTCGAGGTCGAGGCCGTGGCGGTCGATCAAGAGGGGGGGGAGGGGGTCGGATTTTCGGACACCCCCCCATTACATAGCACTGATTTGGGTGAGCAGAAAATTTTATGCAAAGGGGCCTCTGTATCGCAGGAGGCCGCTGAGGAGCTTTCCACTAACTAACCTATGTCTGACTCAAAAAATAAAAAAAACGCGGCGGTGGCCGCTGCTGTGACACCGGAGGCGGTGCCTGATCAACCGGTGAAGGTGAAGGTGTATCGCCCGACTCCTAACCGCTACCTGATGCAGGTGCAAATTCCTACGGGCGAGGCGGGCACGATGCGTGTGGCGCTGATGCGGGTGAAGGACAGCCGGTTCTACCGCCCTGGCGAGATGGTTCCGGCGATGCCTGGGGAGCAGGACATCTGGATGCCTCTCAAACAACGCTTTGCCCCTGCTATTGGATCTTTATGAAAAAAACAAAAACCCTGTATCAAGATGCGGTCGTGAGCGTTGCGCTTTATCGCCGTTTCTTGGAGCAAAAAAAAACAGCCCCGAAAAAATGAAAACACGATTGATTGTCATCGACACGGAAACGGGGGGCTTCGACCCCTCGACAAACGCGCTCTTGAGCGTGGCGGCAGTGGATTCCATGGATGGAGAGGCGTTTACTGCAATTATTAAGCCGAATCCTGAGTGGATTTGCGAGCCCGAGGCGCTGGCGAAGAATGGCTTTACGCTGGATTTTCTGGAAAAAAACGGGCGGCCGGAGCGTGATGTGATGCAGGACTTGGCTCTCTGGCTGGGCACGCGCCGGTTCTCGGTGCTGGCTGGCTGCAATGTGGCTTTCGACCGTGACTTCCTTCGCACGGCGTTTGCGCGGAATGAGCTGACATGGCCTATGGGCAAGCTGGTGGACCTGCAAGCGGCTGCGTGGCTGGCCTACGAGGCGGACGCGCTTCCCCTGCCGGTGGGCAAGGATGGGCAGCCTCGGTTAAACCTGGACCATATCGCGGCGTCGCTGGGCTTCTCCCGCTCGGGGAAGACTCACAATGCCCTGGAGGATGCGCTGATGACGCTGGCGTGCTTCCACCGCCTGCATCGGCTGGTCGAGATGGCCCCTAAGAATGTGACTGCATGAGAGAGGTCCCTTACTCCGAGTTTCGAGCACTGGTCAGTTGCAATGGTTCCATGAAGGCGTTGCATGGCTGCGATGCCCGAGTGGGCGGTATTTCCATGCGACATGCGCTGGAGATGTCGGCGGCTTGCGACCGGTGGCTGGCCTCCAGGGGGCTTCGCACTCGGAGCGTTTGGTGGGATTCGCAGCTTCAAAAAAGAAAGAAAAAATAAGTATGTCAAACTGGATAAAAATGCGCAGCAACCTTTGGAACGATACTCGTATCGCCAAGATTTGCGACATCACAAACAAGCCCGAGCGCGAGGTCATCGGCGGGCTGTATTGGATATGGTCAATGGCCGACGAGCAGAGCACGGATGGACGGTTGGAAGGACTCTCCCTCGGAGCCATCGACCGCAAGACGGGTTTCAAAGGACTCGGAGCGGCCTTGGTAAAAGTCGGGTGGATTTTGGAAGATGAAGACGGCGTGGAGATTGCACGCTTCGATGAGCACAATGGAGCGTCTGCAAAAAAACGCGCTGTGATGGCTAAAGCGTCATCAAGATACAGAAGTTCGTCATCAGACCGTCATGCACCCAGTATGACGGATGCATTACGGGTAGATGACCTAGATAAGAATAGAATAGATAATACCCCTATAAGTCCCCAAGGGGACATCGAGTTGGTCATGGAATGCGAACCAACACCGGCACCACCGCATCCTGTCCTCACCCGCTTCCGAAACCTCTTCCACATTCGAGCCGAGACACCTCTCGACTCATCCGCCACCCGTGCTTGGGAGAAAAATAAAAAGGCGGCGGCGGACGTGAGCGAAGAGGATTGGCGCTTCCTGGAGTGGGCCTACCGGCAAAAAGAAGGCGCGGCCGCGCAGTTCCGCCGCAAGGATTTATCCACGCTTCTCAACAACATCCTCGCCGAGGTGACCCGTGCCCGCGATTGGGCAGGCCGCTCGGGCATGAGCCTCTCGGCAGCGCCCGCAGTCTCCGCTGAACCGGAAGGCTGGCAAGACCTTGTGACCTCTGAATTTCCCGAATGCAACCTCTCTACCTGGTCGCTTCTCCCTGATTCCATGAAAGCTTGGGTGCGTGAAAAACATCGCACCCAAGCCGCAGCATAAAAACAAAAAAACCAACATGATAAACGTAATCGAAACGATTGAACTTAAATCCACCGACACGGAGGCATTCTGTGTCGTGACGCGACACAATGCGGAGTGTGTCAATGACTTCCTTTGCTGGCAGGTCGGCACCTATGAGAGCCGCCCCATGGATGACCCTATCTACGCCCCTATGACGCACGCCGATGGCTCGCCCATGGTGAACGCGGACGGCACGGAGATGTTTCGCCTCCTCGGCCATGAGGTGAACCCGACCGTGTGCTGCAAGGTTTTCCACCTTCTCGGCTTTGGATCGAACCTCCGGAAGGCCACCGCCATGGCTGCTTCGAGAATCAAAAAATGAAAAACCCCCTTCCCGAAAATCAAATCGCCGAAAAAGCCGTCGTCGGCGCGGCGGTCAGCGATGGCCGCACGGCCGATAGCGTGCTCGAAGCGCTCACGCCTGAGCAATTTGTCTTGCCCGCGCACCAGTGCATCATGGGCATCGTCGCCGCCATGCGGCAGGGCGCCCGGCCGGTGGATGTCATCCTGGTCACGACCGAGTTGGAGAAGGCTGGCCAGCTTGAGGAGTGCGGCGGCTACGCCTATCTCACTGAGCTTGTGCAGGAACTCGCCATCACGATGAACTGGCGGCACTACGCTGCCGAAGTGCTCGACGTGTGGAAACGCCGGGCCATGCGCCAAGCGGCCCTCGCCATGGCCGAGGCGGCAAACGACTTTGCACTCACCACAGAGGATGCCCAAGAACGCTGCGAGCAGGCCCTCTACGCCCTCCGAGACACCTCGACAAGGGAAAACCCCGTCTCGCACTGCCGAAACGCCGTGCTGGCCGCTGTGGAGCATATCGAGAATGTGCATCGCCACAGAGGAGAAACGGTAGGGCTTACGACTGGCGTCCACGATCTGGACCGCTCCACAGGCGGGCTTCTTGGCGGGCAGATGATCGTCATTGCAGCTCGCCCTGCCTGCGGCAAGTCGGCTCTTGGCATGCAGGTAGCCTTGCATAGTTCCATGGAAAAAGCCGTTCCCACTCTTGTTTTTAGCGTGGAAATGCCAAGCCAAGAATTGATGGTTCGGGCTATTTGCTCGGAGGCGTGTGTTGATCTTCAGCGTGTGCGCGACGGTTTTTTCAAGTCCGGAGATTTGAATACGGTGTCCGCTGCGGCCTCTCGACTCACAAAAACGCCACTCTACCTCGACGACACGCCGGGGCTTACCGTGGCGCAGTTCCGCTCCCGTGCGCGTCGCGCTAAGGCCCAGCATAATATCGGGCTAATCGTGGTCGATTATTTGCAATTTATGGCAGGATCGTCCAAGCGAGCGGGTGATTCCCGTGCTCTTGAGGTTTCTGAGATTTCCCGGGCAATTAAGCAGACAGCCAAGGAACTTGATATTCCTATCATAGCCTTGGCGCAGCTCAACCGTGACGCTGAGGAAAGCGCCAAGCCTAAGCTCTCGAACCTTCGTGAATCCGGAAGCATCGAACAGGACGCCGATATTGTGCTTTTAATCCACCGCTTGGATAAAAACAAAAAACGCGATGAAGAAGAAGAGCCTCTTGAATACAATACGCTTCTGATTGTGGCAAAAATAAGAAACGGGAAATCCGGCGACATTAAGCTCAATTTCAAGGGGGAACATACGATTTTCCGAAATGTCACTGAAAAACTCTATAGCAACAACCAGAACGAAAGGCAAAAACAATGAATGAAAGCGAATTAGATAACTTAATGGTTCTTACTTACTGCAAAGAACAAGGTCAATTTCATATTGGCTCTGTAGTGGAAGAGCGAATTCAATCAATCAGAAAATGCAAAAACAAAAATAAAATCCCAAGTTACTTATTCTTATGTGTTTTTCCAAAAGACAAATCCCCCTCCATTTATATTAGGGCTTTTTCAAAAATGCTTAACATTAAATGGGATGAGAAGAAAATCCGCTGGATAGCAATAAAATAACACATGACCATTCACCACACATCCACCCGCAATATTACCGAATATCACTTCGATCTTGACGCAAACACGCCCTCCCCAAAGTGTCCGGACACTTTGGATAAAGTGGTGATTACCTTTGAGAACGGCAAATTTTCTCGGTGCGATTTCCCGTTTCGAGGCACCTACACCCGCGAGCAGTGGTCGATGCTGGCGGAGATCGAGAACGAGATTCACCGCATCGAGCTCGGTCTTTTGAAATGAGAGAATCGGTAAGCCGTGAGTGCCAGTCGGTGAGAGTCACGCAAGGCGGCCGAAGTCTGAACGGAAAATTTGCGGATGGCTCAAATCATTATGACCTCCCTCTTTCAGGTCTCCACAAACCACGGACAAAGAGCCGGGGCGCGGCGGATACGCGCACAACAACCTTCAACCCACCCATAAAACAAATGTCAATCATCTCAGATTCAGCCATATCCTGCCCTGCCTGCCACCGCGAGTGGCAGGACCACCCTGGAGCCGCACATTGTTGCAAGCTCGCCACCGACCTGGCCGCCAACCTCCGCGCCGTCCTCACCTATACGCGCCCACCGGAATACAACCGCGACATCGGCGCACAGGAGGTTTTCTTCGACCTCATGGAAAACGCCAGGCGCTTGATCGTGAAGGCGCGGACTTTTGAAAGCGAGCTATGAGCCGACGACCAACACCAGAGACGGATGCCGAACGACGGGAAGGACTGATTCGAGGGAATGCAGTTCCGACGCACGTTGTTCCGGTTGAATTTGCTGAAGAGCTGGAGCGCGAGCGAGACGAGGCGCGGGAGGAGCAAGAAAAATACAAAGCATGGGCCGAAGATTCCAAACGCAACGCGGCTTATTCGGTCGAGCTTTATTACCAAGAGGCAAAAGAGGCAAAAGCCATTGCCGACGATCTGGCCGCCATCGCCTCCCACTGCCTCGGATCGCATAGCTTTGCATCGAATGACACTGCCATAAAAATTGCCGCTGCGTTGAAGCGTTGGAAGAAATCCAAATGAACTCCCTCCGCGACTACATCGCCCTCCGCCGCATCGATGCCATCCATGCGCTCAACCTCCTCCAAGACGCCGGAGTCATCTCCGACCTGTGCGTCACGGTCGATGATGTCGGCGACGCTGGCAAGGCCGTCGCCTGGTTAAGCCTGCATGAGGATGAACTGAAAAGGGCTACAAAATGAAAGAGGTAGATTGTCTGGTGCATACATCCGCTGATGATTTGCGGGTTCAAACCAGGTATTTCCGCATGACGGGCGTTTATCCTGAGAGCGCTGTTCTGCGCGAAGCTCACGAAACTTGCGTGCGGCTTGGCTACAAAACAAAGGCGAAAATTTTGCAACCCCTTCTGAAGCGGCCATGATTCCTCAAACCAAAAGCCCAGTCATCCCCGAGATCGTCATCGAAGGCCGCCGACCGGACGGCACCTTTGTTGTGCAGTATCGTGGCCAACGCCTGGGAGCCACCGAGGCGCAGTTGCTTGCCATCCACCGCGAGCGCGAGGAGCAGATCGCCCGCATGGTGGAGGATCCGTGGCGCTACGGGTGGGAGAATCCCGCTTGGGCGCGGGCGGATGCCGCATTCTCGGAGTTGCGGGAAAAATTTCCAAAAGGCGTTACAGAGCTTCTCATCCTCGGCGGAAACCGCTCGGGCAAGTCGCGCTACTATGCGCGGCGGGCCATGCAACACCTCGTCAACAAACCCGGCGCAAAGGTGTGGTGCCTGCAAAGCACGGAGGCCGCATCAATCCAGAGCCAGCAACCCTACATTTGGGAATATCTGCCGCAGGAATGGCGGCCGGCCGGAAGTGGCAAACTCAAAAAAGGCAGCGTGGCAAACATCACCTACTCGCAGAAAGGGGGATTCACCGAAAACTCGCTGGTGCTGCCGAATGGATCGCAGTGTTGGTTCAAATTTTACTCGATGGATGTCACCTCTATCGAGGGCAGTGAGTTGGATTTCGTATGGGCCGATGAATTGGTGACGCCGGATTGGATCGAGGCGCTGCGCTTCCGTTTGCTCACCCGCGACGGCGAGCTGGGCATCGGCTTCACGCCGATTGAAGGCTACACAACGACTGTCAAAGAATACCTCGACGGCGCGAAGACGATTGAAGAAGTCGATGCCCCGCTCCTGCCGCGCTACCGCGAGGGCAACTTGATCGGCTTGGAGCAAGTGCCGCGCATCCAGCAATGCACCCGCGAGAAAGCCCGAGTTGTTTATTTCCACACCAGCGACAACCCCTACGGAAACCCCGAGGCCATGGAGACGGAGCTGCGCGGCAGCAACCGCGAGCGAATCTTGATGCGTGCCTATGGCGTGCCGACAAAAGCCAAGATGTCGATGTTTCCAAAATTCCGCGAAGGCGTGCATGTGGTGCCTGCCGACAAGGTGCCGGGCGATGGCACGGTCTTCCAATTTGTCGATCCCGGCGAGGGCAAGACATGGGCCATGTTGTGGATCCGCTACACGCCGGATGGCCGGTGCTGGATTTACCGCGAGTGGCCCGACCAGCTTGAATACATCGAAGGCGTGGGTTATCCCGGCGCGTGGGCCGAGGCGGATGGCAAGCTGCAAGACGGCCGCCCTGGGCCTGCCCAAAAAGCCTGTGCCGGTTTTGGATTCGATGACTACAAGCGCATCATCGAAGCCGCCGAGAAAGCCGACTCCGCCGAAGTCGCCGAGCGTTGGATGGATAGCCGCTATGGCAACACGCCGACCATGACGCATGAAGGCGTGCGCACGCTCATCGAGCAATGCAGCGACCGCATCGGGCTCGACTTCCGCGCCACCAGCGGGCAGGCCATTGTGGAAGGCGTCACGCTCATCAACGATTGGCTGGCCTACAACGAAGACGCGCCGGTCGATGCCCTCAACTCACCGCGACTCTACATTTCCGACCGCTGCAAAAATCTCATCTACGCGCTCAAAACTTGGACCGGTGCGGATGGCAAAAAGGGAGCGACCAAGGATTGGATCGACATCTGCCGCTACATCACGCTTTCCGGCGTGGGCTACGAAGACCCCGCCATGCTGCGAGCCCGACCAGGAGGCTGCTATTGACACCCTCACCCTATAATAAAATTCGCATGAAACTACTCCGTCGCCGCGATGTCATGGCCCGTCTTGGGGTCAGCGCCAAGCAAGTCACCAAACTCATCGATGCAGGCATCCTGCGCCCACTCCTCAAGCGTGGCTGCCGCGCCTGGTATCGAGCCGCTGATCTGGAAAAATTAACATGAGCGAAGAACGCATTCGATTTGATGGCTCACTGAGCCGAAACAAAAAACAGGAAAAGCCAACGCAGCCTTCGCATAAAGGTTCCTGCACCATCGAGGGCGTGCCCTACTGGATCAGCGCGTATGTGAACGAGAGCCGCGACACCAAGGAAAAGTATTTCAAGCTCTACTTTGAGCCAAAGAAAGGCGAGTGGGCCGCGACCGCCGCAGAGCAAATCGCCGTGCCTCTCTCCGAGTCTCCTGACATTCCCTTTTGATGAGCGCCGAAGACCTACAAGCCGCATGGTGCGTGCCGCCCGAGGAACTCTGGTTCCGCACCGTCTTGGCAAAAATAACCGACGCCATCGAAGACGCCGCCGACATTACCTGCATGCCGCAAACGGCGCAGAACCCGGGTCTGCTGGCCCACAGCGCAGGCGGCTTGGAAGCCCTTCGCACCTTGCGCGAAGAGATCGAGCGCACACGCGCCGAGGCATTCGATTCCAAGAAATAAGTCGTCTTTGTTTTCTTAAAAAGGAATCGGGCGCAAGCCGCCAAGCAATGCGCCCGATCACATAAACTACGAAATAATCCTAGCACACCCGCTCACCCTCGCGCAAGCCAAAATAAAAAAGGGTGAATAGTTTTCACCCTTTCTGGCGTTCACCTGGTGAAACAAAAAAGAATATAGGTAAGCCAAGTTTCCCCTCCTCCGTGGTCTCCGTGTCCTCCGTGGTGAAATCTTTTTAGCGCCCGTTAGCGCCCATTTAGTCCCGTTAGTGCCCGTTACGCCAGCAGCCCATTCCCTTTCGGAAAATCAGCAGGCAGATTCCGAATCAAAGGCGAGTGCTGAACTGCTCGCCGCGAGTCCGTGAAAATGTCGGACCCGCACGCAGCCTCAGTTCTGACACATACCCGCGACTTGGACGCAAAACAAACCATGGACCAGACAGAAACAGCATTCAGCATCGGCGACGTTATCGACACGCTGGGAATCACACTCCCGACTATCGATGAGACACCGGAAGCCGCAGAGGCCACACCGGAAACAGACGCGGATGAGACCACCACTGACATAAACCCCGAGGATCAGCCCGAGGAAACCGACGCGCCGGAAACGGATGCCGACGACTCCACGGAAGATTCTGAACAACCCGAAGACCCCGCCGAGGAAGAGGACGACACCGCCGAGGAAGACCCCGAGTCTGCCGAAGCCCCCGCCGTCAAGAAGCTCGCCAAGCGAGTGGACAAGCTCACCGCCCGCGCCAAAAGCGCCGAGGAGCATGCCACCAGCCTGCAAGCCGAACTCACCGCTACCAAGGATGCGCTCACCCGCGCCCAGCCTATCGTGGTGCAAGATGCCGCCGACCCATTGGCGGATGTCACTACGACCGAGGCCCTGGAGAACCGACTGGCCGCAGCGAATACGGTGCTCGACAATGTGCCCGACCTCATCGCCCAAGCCGATATGGATGGCGAAGTGGAAGTGCCCATGGGAGACGGCAGCACCCGCAAGTTCACGAAGCAAGAGCTTCAAGAACGCTTGCGAATCGCCCGCCAGATTCTCAAGGCCGAGCCTTCCCGCCGCAACTATCTCGCCCAGCGAGAGAATTTCCAGCACGAAGCCCGGCAGGTTTACCCCGAGTTGTTCCAGGAAAAATCCGAAGCCCGGCAGATGATGATGGCTACGCTGCAAGCGTATCCCGGCATCGCCAAGCTGCCGAACCTCGAACTCGTCATTGGAGACGCCATTCGTGGCCAAGCCCTCCGCTTCCAGCAAGCCGAGGCTCTCCAAAAGAAAGCCGCCACAGCCAAGGCCAAACCTGCCGCATCCGCAGCAGCCAAGCCCGCCATGGCCCCCAAGGTTGTCAGTCCCTCAGCCGCCCCCAAAACCAAATCAAAATCCGACCCGCTCGAAGCGCTGAAGAAATCTGGAAACCGTGATGCCGCCGAAAACTTCGTCGCCTCACTTTTCAACTAACTAACCCCAATGCCCCCCCAAACCTAACCCCACCCCCAGAATATTATGGCAGCTACACCCATCACGACAGTCAAAGGCCAACGCGAGGATCTCTCCGACGCAATGGTCCTCATCGAACCCGGCGATACACCGCTTTTCTCCATGTGCAAAAAGGCCAAGGAGCCAACCAATGTGCTCTTCCAGTGGCCTGCCGACCGCTACAACGACCCGCAGACAGCAGGCGTCCTCGCTTCCGATGATGTCACCAGCTTCGACGACCAGCACGCTAACCGCGTCCTCCTCAGCGGCCGCATCCAGAAAGTGCGCCGGGCGTTCCAAGTGGACGACCTCGTTGAAAATGTCGCCGACCTCGCAGGAGTCGGCAAAAAGCAAGCGTTCAACAAGTCCGCTGCCAAAGCTCTCGTTGAGCTGAAGATCGACATCGAAGCCATCATGGGCTCCGACAATGACAGCCAGGTGCAATCTGGCGCAAACCCCTACAAGACCCGTGGCGTCGGCGAGTGGATCAAATCCACAGCGCAGGCTGATACGGCTACCGCAGTGGACACCACGTTCCGCACCCCAGCGGCTTCGATCAACACGACCGCGACCACTTCTCTCACAGAGAACAATGTCATCGACGTGCTTCAGAGCATCTACGGCGTGCGCCGCGCTCGCCGGAACTACGACCTCGTTTGCGGCGTCGCTCTCAAGCGTGCGTTCACAAACTTCATCCGCACCCAAGCGGGCAGCACGAATGTCATGTCCTCCGTGCGCACCTTCAACGCCAATGTTTCCGACAAGAAGATCGTAAACACCATCGACATCTACGAAGGCGACTTCGGCGTTCTCTCGCTGCATGTCTCGACCTACCTCGCTCATGGCGCGGCAGCCGCCGTTTCAGCCGCTCGCGGCTATGTGCTCGACATGGACCTCGTTTCCATCGGGTTCAATCGCAAACCAAGAATGGAAGAGCTTGAAGACCGTGGCGGTGGACGCCGTGGCTTCTGCGACGCCATCTTCGGCGTAGCGGTCAGCAACCCGCAGGTTCTCGGCAAATTTGCCGCAACGACCTAATTCCGCCCCCCAGCCCTTGCCGGTGGCCCCTCGTCTCAGGACAGGCCACCGGCAACCGGGCTCCCCTTTTTGACAATGGAAATCCTCAAAGAAGCCCTCAGCGACCTCCCCGGCGACCTCGCCGAAGGAGCAAAAAGCGAACTCTTCGAGCAGTGGAACTCCCGCGCCGTGCAGGCCGACGCCCGCCAGCACGCCATCGCCGCCGACCACGCCAAGCAAGACCTCCGCTCCATCGAAGGTGTGGGCGCTTTGACCCTTTCCGTTGACCCCCAAATTTATCACTTCTGGAATTGGAAAGTCCCCGGCTGCTGGCGTGATTCCGATTTCATCGCCTGGTTCAAACGCAACTTCCCTCAATGCGTCGTGAAATGCGGCGGCACAGGGAAGTTCGCCATCCTCATGCCCGGCCTACGAACAGCATGACTGAATCCGACGAGCCAGACCGCGACACAAAATACTGGATCGGCCAGCTCACCGAAGCCGCCACCGATGGCGGCTGGTTCTCCTCCGTCCGCTCGCGGAACTACGACACCCGCATGGCTCTGTGGGATGGCCAATCCTCCGATGGCCGCAAGTGGGCCAGCAACTACGGCAAAAATGTTTTCCCCTGGGAAGGCTCCGCCGACAGCCGCATCCGCCTCGCCGATCTCGTCTGCAACCGCGAGGCCCAGCTTTGCCTCACCGCCACCTTTGCCGCCCGCTTGCAAATGATGCCGGTCGAATCCTCCGACGCCCTCTCCCGCACGGCCGCCGAGGCCGTGTTGAAGTGGATGCTCTTCACCCACTGCGCCAGCGACCTCCGGCGCGAACTCGAACTCGCCCTCAACATCCGCGCCACCTACGGCATCGCCATCATGGGCGTGTTCTGGAAAACCACGACACGCATCGAGGAAAAATCCGTCAGCCTCGAAGACATCATCCTCATGGCCCAAGAGCAAGGCGACCCGAACTCGCCCTTTGCCATGCTCATCGGCGCCATCCTCGACCCGCTCCAAGAGGAAGTCGCCATCGAGCTCGCCGAGCAATATGCCCCCGGCACCGGCACCGCCGCCAATATCCGCAAGCTCCGTGAAGGCGGCACGGTGGAATACTCGGTGCCCTATATTTTTGAGAGCAAGCCCGAGTGGACCGCCCTCGAGCCCTTCAACGATGTCATCTTCCCCACCGCCACCTACGACCTCCAACGCGCCCCATGGATCGCCCGCCGCGAGATGGTGACTTGCGAGGAGCTGGAAGAGCGCACACTTACCGAGGGCTACCCCTACGAATTTTACGAGAAGGCAGAGAACTACAAGGGCGCAAGCCTCTGGCCCGTCTATTCGCAGCAGAATCAAAACCGCCGCGACAACATCCTCTGGCAAGATCACCGCGACCTGGTGGAAATCTGGCATGTTTATAGCAAGGAGACTGACGAGAAGACCGGAGCCACCAAGGTCATGTGCCGTGTCATGCACCCCAATGTGGACATCTTTGCCAAGGAAGAGCTCTCCTCCTACTCCCACGGCGAGTATCCCTTCATCGAGCTGGCCCGCGAGCGCGTGAGCCGGTGCATCCTCGAAGCCCGTGGCATCCCCGAGATCGTCTCGACCATGCAGTCCGAGATTAAGACCCAGCGCGACTACCGCACCGACCGCGCCGGAATCGCCCTCCTGCCCCCCATGCGAGTGCCAGCCAATCGCGGCAAGCTCGACATTATCCTCGGCCCAGCCGTGCAAATCCCCGAGCGCCGGCCGAATGAGTTTGGCTGGATGTCGCCGCCGCCGGCCGACCAGGGAACCATCGAGATCGAACGTGCCGTCCGCCGCGATGTGAACGAATATTTTGGGATGTCGGGCGATGGAGTCGATCCCAACTATGTCGCCCTTGTCACCCAGCACACGGTGGACCGTTGGCTCCGCGACTTTAAAGCGATTATCACACAGACCTACCAGCTCATGCAGCAATACATGCTGCCGGTGCAAATCCTCCGCGTCTCCGGCGGGCAGGCTCTCCCCTTCCAGGCCGACCGCGAAAGCATCCAAGGCAAGTTCGACCTCATCATTGATTGGGACGCCAAGAACCTCGATGCCGAAGCCCTCGGCGTGAAGCTGAACTATATCTCCCAAGCCATCGTCCCTATGGATGTCGCCGGTGTCATCGACCGCGCCGGACTCGTGAAATTCATCATGGCTGCCGTGGATCCAAACCTCGCCGATATTTTGGTCCGCGACCCCGGCCCCGCCGCCGCCATCGAGTCCAACGAAGAGCAACTTGCCTTCACGAAGATCGCCGCAGGCACCGAACCCGAACTCCCAGGCGAAGGCCAAAACCACCAGCTCCGCGCCCAAGTTCTGCAAGGCATCATCCAAGCCAACCCCGCCCTGCAACAACGCCTCCAGCAAGACGAGATTTTCCGCTCGATGATCGAGGCCCGCATGAAGGGCTTCAACTTCCAGATGCAGCAACAACAAAACGCCCAGATCGGCCGCCAAGGCACCCTGCCCGCGTTGCAACAATCCCCCCAACAACCCACCCCCCAACAACCCACCCCCCAATAAATCGCCATGAGAACCGTAACATTCCAATCCGTCCTCGACGGAGCCGCAGCCCGCATCGGGCTTGACCCAACGCAGACTATCCAGCCATCCACGGCGTCTGCGCTCACTGAATATATCAACACCCGCACCCGCTTTGCGTGGGAGGCTTACAAGTGGCCTGAGCTTTCGGCAATCGAGAAGCGGCAGTTCCGCCCGACTTTTGATGCGGCAGTCGTTTACGCTACCGGCGCAGAGGTTTTTTACCTTAGCCAATACTACCGCAAGATTGCTGCTGGCTTGGCTGGCGTGCTGCCTACCGTCACGGCGACATGGACCTCGGCCGCGACTCTCACCGATTTCGTGCGCTCGATTGATTTCGACCAGACCTTTACGGCCACCTCAGCCACCACGGCGGCGACGCCGATTGGCGAGGTGATGCATGTTTACCGCCAGGATCCTCGTGTGGTGCGCTATGCCGAGCGAGTGAACTTTTGGGTCACAGACTCGGGAGCCATCGTAGGCCCGACTCAGTTCACAAATGCAACGCCGAACGAGGTGTATGTGGAGTTCACCATTCGTCCGACCATGTTCAACACCAGCTCGAACGACGATGACTTCCCTCGCGTGATTTCCGAGTATGTCAAATTCTCGGCCGCTGCCGACGCTCTGCGCGAAGACGGGCAGTTCGACAAAGCCTCCTACATGGATGGCTTGGCCGCTGATGCGCTCCAGAAGGAGATGGACATCATCGAGCTCAAGCAGGGCCAGACTCGCTTGCAGGGCAACCGCCGCGACCTCTTCCCAAGCACTCCGATGCAGCGGACCTCCTCCAGCCCCATCGCCAGCGCACTCGACAAAGCCGTTCGCCAGTAACGCATGAAAACCGTCCGCCTCCAGCAGCTCCTCGACAGTATTACAGCCAGGGCAGGGATCGATCCCAACCTGCCTGAGAATGCGCGTCGCGGGGCTCTGGTGATGGACTATGTGCAGGAGGCCGTCAACTACGCTTGGACCTTTTTCGATTGGCCCGAGATCAACCATATCGAGGAGCGCATCGTCTTGGGTGCAGGCTTTGCCGAAGGCGGATACACCTATGAGAGCGACTATGCCGGGACGGTCTCCTACATTGGCCGCGCCATCGAGGGCAGCACCTTTGACCAAGCCGTGTGGCGCATCAAGCGCGTCACCACCAATGCCGCCGGTGCAGCCCTTAACATCGACACCGCGCTGAATGTGGCGTGGAACAACCGACTCACCGCGACCTATGTCGAGGATAGCCAAAATTCGCCATCTACTGAAATCCCGTATGTGTTGCTTTATTCGGAGGGCCGCACGCCCATTGGCTCAGTCTCTGCCGTGTATGCGTCAAACCCCGACACCTCGCTCGCGTATTCGCTGAAATTCAGCATCACTGCCGACCGGCTTCTCATTACAGATACCGCCTACGCTGGCGGCACGGTTTACATCAGCTTTTGCGAGCCAGTGCCGGAACTCACTATTGCCAGCTACGAGGCCCAGACTGCCTATGCGAGCGGCGACCTCGTTTACCACAACCCCACCGGCGACTGCTACCGCGCCACCCTCGCCACCACCGGCAATGCGCCAACGAATACCGGCTACTGGTCCAAGCAAGCCATTCCGTTTTTTCTCGGAGACTACATTAAGACCAGCGGCCTTGCCTCCATCATGCTCGAAGAGCCTGGCATGGAGAACAAATCCAACTACCTCACGGCCCGCGCCGAGGGGCAACTCCTCAAAGCGATGGACGACGCGTGGCTCCGCCGAGGCGAGGTCCGCCGCTACTCCGCCAGCTTCCAATAATCACCCCTTGACACCCTTCACCATAATTAAATTAACGACATGAGTAACCCCACCGTCCAGATCGCCGCCCGCTCCTCTGCTGGCATCGTGCAGCCCGTCCAAGCCACATCAGATGGGGCTCTGCGAGTCACCACCGGATTTCCAGTTCCTCTCTACGACAAGTTTGAAGTCTTCAAAGTCGGTGCCACGAACAACACCGATTACACCGAATACTCCTTCGCCGGAACCGCAGTCGCCCGCATCCGCATGACCTATTTCGGTGGCGTTCCCGCGACTGACAACGCCCAGCTCAAAACTTCCTTCGTTCAGTATCCCCCATTCGCGTAACCATGTCGCAAGTTTCGTTCGATCCCCTCACGGGAAACATGATCTCGACCACCGCCCAGGTGGCGCAGCTCGACTCCTCGGGCCAAATCTCCGGCACGATGATCCCGGACGATTTCGACGATGTGCAGAGGTTCGACTCTGTGGGCGACTTCCCCGCCACAGGCGTCGTAGCCCGCATCTATTTTCCCGCAGATACCAACATTCCCCACCGTTGGGATCCGCCCACACTTTCCTACATACCCATCGTCGCCGATTCGGACGGCGGTGAGTTTTAGGAGTAACCCCGCAGTAACAACCCCCCATAGAAAGCATCCAATAACATGCCCTCAAACATTCGCATCAAACGCCGGTTGACCGGTGCAGCCGGAGCTCCTGCAAGTCTCCTCTCAGGTGAGCAAGCCTACAACAAAGTTGACGGAATCCTCTACATCGGCGACGGCTCCGCAGTCGTGCCAGTAGGCGGAAGCCACTACGCGACCGCAGCAGCCCTCGCTACAGAGACCAGCAACCGCACATCGGCAATCTCCTCGGAGAATTCCCGTGCAGTCGCCGCAGAGCTCGCTCTCGGCACTCGCATCGACAATGTCCTCAGCAATGTGGACGGTGCAGCCCTCGACTCCCTCACAGAGGTTGTCTCGGCCTTCCAATCGGCAGACAGCACCCTCAACGGTGCCATCAGCTCCCTCGCAGCCAGCGCTTCCAGCGCCCTGACAGCAGAAGTCAACCGCGCCACCGCAGCCGAAGGCGTCATCGCCGCGAATCTCGCGACAGAGCTGACGACACGCGCAGCAGCCGACACGACCCTCACCAACAATCTCTCCTCAGAGATCGCCCGTGCCACAGCAGCCGAAGGCGTCGTCGCCGCAAATCTCGCAACTGAGATCACGGATCGTGCCGCAGCAGTGTCCGCAGTGACCAGCTCGCTGAACAGCGAGATCAGCCGCGCCACAGCAGCCGAGAGCTCCATCTCGACCCGCGTTTCCGCGCTCGAGGCAGAAATCGACGGCGGCAGCTTCTAAGCTCCCTCCCTCCCCACAGCGGTGGCGCGGTTCATCCCGCGCCATCGCTCCACGGGGCCCCTTTCTTAAAACTTAATCCTTAAAACTCAAAACTTCCCAAATGGCCACGGTCCTCAAGCTCCTTCGCACCACGGTTCCAGGCCGAGTGCCCACCGCCGCGCAAGTGGCCCAGGGCTCCCTCGCCCTCAACCTCGCCGACCGCCGCCTCTACAGCAAAGACCACACCAACGAAGTTTTCCGCCTCGCCCGCCCCCGCGACCCCTCCGACTACCAGCTCCTCCACGCCGTAGACGGCGACCACCTCTACCTCGGCCGCCTCGCCTGGGCAGACTACCCCGCCTCAGGCCCCGCCGAGGACTCCATCGCCTGGACAATTTACAAAATTACCACCAACAGCGCCGGGGATGTTCTCTCGGAGCAATCGGCCACCGGCGCGTGGTCGAACAAAACCAATCTCCAATTTTCTTAACCCAAAAATCCAAACACCATGAACGCTACCAACCCCATCGAAATCGACGGCAAACAATACCCGAAATACTCGCTCAACTTGGCCATAACGGGCCGGTATCTGGGCGATAACTCTTCAGACGCGCAGGTCGCCATGCGCCTCGTTCCGACGGCCATCGAAAACGGCGAGGTCATCACCGCTGACGAAGCCGCCATCGGCATCGCGCTTGGTTCACTCACAGGTGCAGACGAGGCAACCCAGCAAGCCGTCGGCGCGATCCAAACCGCGCTCCAAACCTACATCACCGCGAAAGGACTCTAAGCCATGGCAAATGTTCGCGCATTCCGAGCTGGCAACTGGTCAGACACTAATACAACCACATCGCCTTGGGCTACTGGCGGCGTTCTCTATGCGCCCAATTCGTCCGACGATGTTTACACCAATGGGTTTACAATCACTGTTGATAATTCGCCAACTGTAATTTCTATCACGAACACATCAGCGACTTCGCGAGTGTGGAAAGACGGCGCGACAACTACAGCCGCCGCAGGAGGGGGATTCGTGCTCGCCAACGGCGTCACATTGACAGCCACCACGGCCTCGCTTACGACGGTAGGAGCAAATTTTCTCACTCTATCCGGCACAAATTCAGCGTCTTTTGTTGGGAATATTACTGGAAACCCTAGTTTTTCTTACTCTGTTGTAAACACCAGCTCTGGAACATTAAATTTCACAGGATTTACCGAAGCAACAGGCTCGGGTGGTGGAACATTTCGCAACCAAGTCGGCGGATCGTTAATAATAAACGGAGGAGTAATTAGCAGTGCAAGCTCTGTTGCAATTTACCAAGACGCTGGCGGGAACACGACACTCAATGGGTATTGCACATCAAACGGCGTATCAGCAGTAAATAATAATGGCGTTGGTCAAGTTACCATTGTTGGAACCATGACCGCCTCAAATGGAGGCGGCAATGCAGTCCGATCAACCAACACCTCAAGCCTCGTTCGAGCCTCTGGATCATTCATTTGTGCGGCTGATGGGACAATGGCAGTGGCAGCCATAAAAATGATACTGAATACCACGCCAACAATGGCCAAAACCCGCTACGCCCTCAATGGAACCAGCACCTATGCGGACATGTTTACCGCCGACAACGGCTTGACGCAAGCCGCCCCCGCCGATGTCCGCAGCGGCACCGTCTATGCTGATGGCAATCTCACCGGCACATGTGCAGTCCCAGCCGCAGGGTCGGTGGCGCTGGGCGTGCCAGTCGATGCAACCACCGGCACGGCAGTCCTGACGCCAGAGGCCGTGTGGGGCGCGGCCACGCGCACGCTCACCACATCCAGCGGCCCGACTGCCGTTCAAATTCGGCAGGAGATGGACAGCAACAGCACCAAGCTCGCAAACCTCGACACCACCGTTTCAAGCCGCCTCGCGCCAAGCGGCACGCTGGCAACCGTCACCACCCTCACCAACGCCCCTACCGTCCCAACCGCAGCCGCCATCGCCACACAGGTGAGATCGGAGCTAACCACCGAACTCGCTCGCCTCGACACAAATGTGGGAAGTCGCGCAGCCTCCGGCACGCTTGCCTCGGATGTCACCGCCATCAAAGCGAAAACCGACGCCCTCGTCACCGACCGCCTGGCGCAGGTCTCGACGGTCTCGACCACCGGAGCCCAACTCGCAGCCGCCCTCAGCTAATGGACACGCACCAAGCCACAGCCTCGTTCACCGGCCTGCTCGCTACAGCGACGGGGCTCACGGTCTCCATGCTGCCGGAGCTCGAGGCGTGGTTGCGTGTGGCCTCGCTCGTCATCGGCTGCCTCGTCGGCCTCGCCTCGCTCTACGCCATCCTCCGCAACAGAAAACACCCCCAATAACCCCCATGATCCCCTATGAATAACATCCTCTCCCGCCTCAAAGAAAAATCCACCTACGCTGGCCTTGCCGCCCTCCTCAGCGCATTCGGCCTTGTCATCGACCCCTCCTTGTTTGGCCATGCCAGCACGATCCTAATCTCCCTCGTTGGCCTCTACGAAGTTTTCCGCAAGGAATCCAAATGATCCACCCCGCCCAGATCGTCCTCGGCCTCCTCGCCACCGCCTTTTCTGTAGGAGCGCTCCTGCTCCTCGGTGGGTGCGCCAGCATGGGCTCGCCGCAGCTCTGCCTCAAGACGGACTACGGCAATTTCTGCTACCAACTCCCCGAGCTGCCTAAGACGACCTCGAGCAAATGAGCGTCGACGAGCGCACTGAGCGGAATATCTCGACGCTGCACCCGGCCGCCCAGCCGAGAGCGCGAGAGTTCATGCGGCTCGCGCTCGACCTCGCAGCCAAGCACGGCGTGGTAGTCCGCATCATCAGCGGTCTGCGTAGCTACGCCGAGCAATCTGCCCTCTACGCCAAAGGCCGCACCACCGCAGGCCCGAAAGTGACCAACGCCCGCGCCGGATTTTCCAATCACAACTTCGGCACCGCCTGGGACATCGGCCTCTTCAAGGGCAAATCCTACCTCACCGACTCGCCCATCTACACCGAGATCGGCCAAGCCGCCCGCAGCCTCGGCCTGACATGGGGAGGGGATTTCAAATCCTTCCGCGACACCCCGCACTACGAAGTGCCCACCGGCCTCACCCTCGCTCAAATGCGCCAGCGAGTCGCCGCAGGCAAAGACATCTTCGCATGAGCAAGCCGGACCCCCTTGACAAGGTCTCCCTATAATAAAAGGAGATGCCAGACGACCAGACCATCACAGAAGGCGACGCCGGGTTTCTCGGCATGGCCTCGCGTCTCAATCCCCTCCAGCTCCAGCCGGGCATGGTCCAGTATGTTGAAAACATGCGCCTCGACCGTGGCGTGGCGCAGACCCGCAAGGGCGCGAAGCGACTGGGTGATGGCATAAGCTCGGGCACGCAACCTCTCACCATGCCGTTTGCTCTCAATAGCACGGCGATCATCCGCACGGTTTACAGCGGCGGCATCTTGGCCAGTGGCGTCTTCTCCTCACCGAACTACGACGATGCGAATGAATACATCGTGCTGTGCGGGCCGACCTCGGCTTTTCTCTACCGTCAGGGTGCGGCTATCGAGGAGATTTATTATCCCGAAAATGGCACGGCCTCGGACGAGGTATTGGAGCCGACGGATGATGTCTCCTGCATCCAGGCTTTCAACCGATTTTACCTGCTGCGCGAGGCGGATGCTTCGTTGCCAGGGTGGGGCTGGAAGCTCACCAGCTCCGGTGGCATCGCGGTCTCTGGAAGCACGGCCACGGTCTTCGTGCCCGCACATGGCCTCGCGGCCGGACAGCGCGTGCGGATCGAGGAGGGTAACGAGGCGGCATTCCAGGGGCATGAGTTCGACATCCTCTCGGCCTCGACAAATTCTTTCACCATCGAGGTGCCTGCGCCGACATTAGAAAACCCTGCGGGCACGGCCAGCGACATCGCGGCAGGCATCGCTATCCGCCGGGTGAAGCCGCCGCTGTGGTGGGATGGCTCGACGGGGGAGTTCCTCCGCGCCGAGGCGGGCGTGCCTGCGGAGGGCGTCACCTACAAGCGCCTGCGCTCTTGCGCGTGGGCGGCCTATATTGGCAACCGCCTCTGGATCCCCGATGGCCGCGACACGGTGGCGATCTCGGATGTGCTGGATCCCGACTTGTTCGACCCCTTTTTCCAAAGCTTCCGCGCCAACCAGGGCTCGAATGACTACCTGGTGGCGATTCACCCATGGGTGGAGGGCCAAGCGCTGGTCTTCCTGCGCAACTCGATCTGGCTGGCAAACCTCACCGACACCAGCAACGCGACGGGCGACACCTTCACGGTGGACTCCGCCGTTTCCCGCCTCACCCTGCTCACCGACGAGATCGGCTGCGTAGCGCGGCGCTCGGTGGTGACGGCCGGGCAGTTTGTCTTTTTCCTTTCGGATGCCGGGGTTTACCGCCTCGACACCCAGCTCGACCTCAAGCTCCGCGCCAATACCCAGCCGCTGTCGGATGCCATCGCCGACCAGCTCGACGAGATCAATACCGACTACGCCTACGCGGCCGTGGGAAAATGGTGGGACAACCGCTACTACCTGGCCGTGCCGCTCGGAGACACCACGGAGTCGAATAACGCGCTCTTCATTTGGAACGCCCTCAATCAAGCCTGGGAGAGCCGCGACACCTATGCCGTCTCGCTCGATGAGCTCCTCATAGCAGGCTACGAGAGCCAGCGCCGCCTCTTCGTGGCCGCCCGCACGGGCTCGCTCTTCCTCTTGGACGAAAACGAATACGGCGACGATGTGCCATTTGCAAATACCGAGGACCTCTATACCGATGTGGAAGCGGTGCTCGAGACCCGGCGCTTTGGTTTTCAGTCGCTCAACTCCAAACGCCTCCTCCGCGCCAAGGCCAGCGTGCTCCTGCCGCCGGATGCGGCTTGCGCGATGGATGCCATCACGACCGACTACGACAAAGATTTCCAGATCGCCTCCCTCGCCAACACCACCGAGGAGGAGGAGACCTACACGCTCAAGGCCCCGCTGCGCTGCAAGGCCACCGCAATCGATATCCGCTTCCGCACCACCGCCGGCCGCCCCAGCCTCCGCACCCTCATGCTCGAAGCCGCCCGCTCCAGCATGGACCAGACCGAAACCCGCACACTCAACTAACCATGGCAACTCTCATTAAAGGCAAAACCTTCACCAACGGCGAACTCGTCACCCCCGCCACGATCCACCAGCTCGTCGATGCGGCGACCATCAGCGGCATCGTCAATGCCGACATTGCGGCTGGTGCGGCCATCGCCGACACGAAGCTCGCCACAATTAGCAGCGCAGGAAAAGTGCTACCCGCTGCGGTGCAAGGCACGGCAGTCATCACGACTGATTCCCGTCTCTCGGATGCCAGGACACCGACCACGCACACCCACGACGACCGCTACTACACCGAGACGGAGATGACTACTCTGCTGGCAGGCAAGCAAGCCTCTGGAAGCTATGCGCCTGCAACGGGGATTGCCGCTACTGCCATCACAGGCACGGCTGTTATAACGACAGACTCCCGTCTCTCGGACGCCAGGACACCGACCTCGCATACACACGACGCCTCGGCAATCAACGCAGGCACACTGGCTATCGCCCGCATTCCGACGGGCGCGACAGCCACCACCGCCTGCATCGGCAACGACTCTCGCCTCTCGGATGCCAGGACACCGACCACGCACACCCACGACGACCGCTACTACACCGAGTCGGAGATCGACACAAAACTCTCAGGGTTGCCGGTGAGCGGCCACACGCACACGATTGCCAATGTCACTGGCTTGCAAACGGCCCTTGATGGCAAGCAAGCGTCTGGAAGCTATGTCACCAACGGCGGAAGCGTTTCTTCAATTCAGCGGGTCACAGCCATGCCAGCTACGCCTGCCGCAAACACTCTTTATATCGTTATTCCTTAAATGTCTGATATATCCACAGCGAGCGAAATACGCTTAGGCAGCCAAGCCGCGCCTGAGGTTTGGTATGGCTCGACAAAGATATGGCCGAGCTTTCAGTTTTTAGTTTCAACTATGCCTTTTGCAAAGCTTCTAACTTCCGTTGCCTACGGTAACGGAACATTTGTTGCTATTGGTTTTAGTTCAATTTCAGTTTTTTACAGCACTAACGGAACTGATTGGCAAGAAAGAAGCATTGGAGCTTTGAATAGTTTTTTTTGCATCACATACGGCAATGGAAAATTTGTTGCTTTAACTTACACGGCTTCTAAATCCTGTTTCTACAGCACAGATGGAATTACTTGGGCATCTTCAGCTCTGCCTTCTTCAGCGACTTCACAAGCTTGGAAATCCGTTACCTACGGGAACGGAAAATTTGTTGCTATTTCTCGTCTTAGCGACAACGCCCTCTACAGCACAGATGGAATTAATTGGACATCTTCGACTCTGCCCATTGCGGAAGATTGGCAATCCGTCGCCTACGGAAACGGCAAGTTTGTTGCTGTTTCTGGTTCTCAATCTGTTGGTTCTAACAACGCCGCCTACAGCGCAAGTGGTATTACTTGGACATATTTTACTCTGCCTTTTTTGGGAGCATGGAGTTCCATAACTTACGGCAACGGCAAGTTTGTTGTTGTTGATCTCGGATCAAATAAATCCCTTTACAGCACAGATGGAATTACTTGGGCATCTTCAACCCTGCCTTCTTCGGCAAGTTGGCAATCCGTCACCTACGGAAACGGCAAGTTCGTTGCTGTTGCCTACGGCACCACAGCAGCTTACAGCGCTGACGGCATTACTTGGACAGCTTTGAATCTCCCAGATCAAAATTGGCGCTCCCTCACCTATGGAAACGGAAAATTTGTTGCGGTCGCCTATGACTCCAACCAAGCCGCCTACGCAAATGGATAACCCCCCCTCCATGCTCAAGCAAGACCTCTACCGCAGCCCGAAGCTCGCGGTGCGGCGGAGCCCTGTGCATCGCTGGGGAGTCTTTGCCGTGCAGCCTATTGCCGCACATGAACTCCTTGAAGAGTCGCCCTTTTTCTACATCGAAAAGCGCGAGCTCAAGAAAGCCCCCGCGTGCGAGCCATACACTTATTACTTTGACGAATCCTGGAGCGTCGTCGGCCTCGGCCTCGCCGGGCTCTACAACCACGCAACCACCCCCAACGCAGACCACCAACTCGACAAACTGAACGAGGTCATGCGCCACTACTCCACCCGCGCCATCGCAGCCGGTGAGGAGATCACCCTCAACTACGGCGAAGAAAACGCCGCATCCTTCCAGAAAGACTAAATACTATGGCAATGAACATGAGCAGCGGCGGCGGTGGAGGAGGAATGTCCGGTGGGGGAGGGGGCGGCGGTGGCGCGATGAGCGCAGCCCC